GCAGTAAACGTAGTAACCCTGTTAGCCCCCACGATAGCTGTAGAGAATGTAAGTCCTGCGCCGCCTGTTAGCTGGAAAGTGCTTGGGTAGCTGATAATTACGACTCCAGAACCACCATTTCCGCCAATCTTAAATCCTGAGCTAAACCCAGCTCCGCCACCGCCACCGCCAGTATTTGCAGTTCCAGCGGACCCGTCTTGTCTTGAACCATTACCACCGCCGCCAGCGCCACCGCTTGCTGCGGCCGTTGAGCCTCGGTCATCTGCACCACCGCCACCGCCACCAGCCCGAGTTACGGAAGTGCCTGTAATAGAGCTTGCTACACCAGCGCCACCGCCGCCGGAATTACTTGTATTTCCATTTCCGCCAACTGCTGAAGCACCGCCACCACCGCCAGCGCCACGATTTATGCTAACTATAAGTTGCCCGTTGCCACCAGCGAAGCCTTGATTAGCAGTCCCAGCGCCACCGCTTGCGGATCCAGCAGAGTCCGCAATTTTTCCACCGCCGCCAGAACCGCCGGATTGAGCGTTTCCGGGGTCTACGTTACCGCCACCGCCACCGCCACCGGTTGAAGTAATAGTTGAAAAAACGCTATTGCTTCCGTTGTCTCCCTTATTTCCGCCAGTGCCACCACCACCACCACCGCCAACGGTCACGGTGTAGTTAGTAGCAGTTAAAAGGCTTAAGGAAGATTCTGCGCTTGCTCCCCCACCCGAAGTTCCTGCTGAAGTTCGATACCCACCAGCACCACCACCGCCAGCGTATGATCCACCACCAGCACCACCTGCAATAACTAGGAAGTCGGTAGGGACAGCGGTAGGGACTGCAAACTGAATCGAACCTGTTCCAGCTGTAAACGTTGTCACGTTGTTGCTGCCTACAACTGTGGTAGTAAAGGTTAGGCCCGAACCGTTTGTGATGACGTATTGGGATGGGTAGGAAAGGATTACTACGCCCGAACCACCTGCGGCAGATGAAGCGTTCTGACCTGCGGCTGAGCCACCGCCACCACCACCGCCACCGCCAGTGTTAGCAGTTCCAGCAGTTGCATTTACTGGTGAACCACCGTTTGCCCAGATTCGACCACCAGCACCGCCACCATCTGAGGCAGTTCCACCTGTTCCAGCGTTGCCTTCGTTGTAAAGACCACCACCACCACCGCCAGCTCGACCTACTGAAGTTCCAGTCACGCTCAGCGATAGACCTGCGCCACCGTTTCCAGGTTGGTTGCTTGTGTTACCAGCACCGCCGACTGCACCTGCGCCACCACCCGCACCAGCGGCTACATAACCAGCCCTAGTGAACATGTTGCCACCAGCAAAACCTTGCCCAGTTGTTCCAGATGCGCCAGTAGCATTTCCAAGTCCAGCACCACCACCAGAACCGCCCGATGCCGCTACGTCGTTGTCACCACCACGACCACCACCAGTAGAGGTAATGGAGTTGAAAACCGAGTTAGAACCATTGTTGTCAATAGCTCCACCAGCACCGACAGTTACGGTGTAGTTGGTTGCTACTGCAAGGAGAAATTGTGATTCAGCTGCGCCACCTCCACCACAAGGGCCAAGGCTAGTTCGGTATCCACCAGCACCGCCACCACCTAGTCCAACGGTATTGCTTGAACCACCACCACCTCCACCAGCAATCGCCAAGTAGTCCACAGTAAGAGGGAGAAGTCCACCCCTACTGAAGCTAACCAGGAATCCAAGTGGAATCGGCATTAGACAGTAATTCTTCCAATAACTCTGTAAGTGTTGTTTGCAACCTTTAGAACAGTTGCGGCGTTGTATTGCTGGTCAATCTTGAAGGTGACTGCGGTTCCTGCGGTTCCTGCCCCAGCCCATGAGCTGATGCCTGTTCCCGCTGCAATTACTACCGTTCCGGCTCCGTCACGCACGATGTCAATACGATCTCCGACAAGAATCAAGTCTGGGACAGTAACCGTGCAAGTTGCGGTTGCTAGACAGTAGATGACATCGTTTTCATCGGCTGCGGTTGTGGTGTAAGCCGTTGTGGTCCCCGCTAGAGTGCGAACAGTTGTGGTGATGTATTCGGCTGCAACGTTACCGAAGGTAGGAGCTGCGGTCCCGTTTGAGATGAACGCCTGGCCTGCGGTTCCACCTGAGATGCCAAGCTGTCGTGCGTTGATCTGAGTCTGTAGGTTTGCGGTTCCACCAGTCAGGTAACCAATCTCTGTAGATGTGATGCTATTTAGGTTGCCAGATACAACTAGGTTGCCTGTAACCGAACCAGCGGCTATGGTTGCCGTTCCAGTGACGTTAGGTGACGCTAGGACGGCCGAACCGACGGCAGGTAGGTTTACGTTTAGGGTAACGTCTCCCGAGGCTCCACCGCCCGTTAGAGCGGTTCCTGCGGTTACGCCTGTGATGTCACCGATTTGAGATACGTTGGCCCATGCAGTGCCGTTGTAGAACTGTAGGACCGAAGTATCAGTGAGGTAGCTGACCATTCCAGATGAGACGGCAGTGCCTAGAGCTGAGCCACGTGCGGCAGTGCCTGCGTAAACCTGCACAACCTGATCTTGCAGGTAGGACTGGAACTCGGTGTGGGTTACGAGTTCAAGGGAGTCCCATTGTTTCCAGCCAGTCATTTTGCTCCTAAGCCAAAGCGTTGCCTGCCGACAGTCTACCAAAAGCTGCGTCGCTTAGCCTGAAGTAGTTGTTAGTCGTGGCAGCAAACCCTAGTGTCATTACATGGTTGTTTGGGGTGATGAAGTGGTCAATACGGATAACCTCGACGAACCGGACGATGGGGTCACCGATGTCGTTAGGAGTAAAGGCAATCTCGACTACCGAAGATAGATCTAGAGAGAGAAGCTTGTCTTGTTCTTGCTCTGTCAGCTTAGATACGTTTACGTCAAGCGATTCAAAGCGATACTCAGGCTGTGAGTATTGAGTGGCGTATACCAAACCAATGCTGGCTAGTTGGTCATCACTTGCCACTAGCAGGTTGTCGATGTTTAGGTCACGGGTGCCGTAAAGCTGTTGCGACTCCAAGTCGGTGATAGTTACCGTCGCACCATCCTGTCGGCTGATGTTGACGCTGTTATAAAGAAGCTCAGCACCGAATACGACCGAAAGGTTAGAGAATGAAATTCCATTGGTCCCGAATCGGACTGGGTCGGTTCCGGCAGGTGTCTTGTAGCGATCCTTGTAGGTCAGGATGCCATCACGGGCCATAAACAGATCGCCAACCTCGGCGTCTGAAATAGCCTGCATGTAGTTCAAAGAGTTTGTGTTGGCGTCAATTAGGTATGGGCCGACAAGCTCCTGCCCCGGCGCAATGCTTCTGTCACCTAGCGGCCAGTTCACAGCTGGGCTGTCAAGAACCTTAGTAATGCGAGCGCCGGATAGCTCTTGCACCGTCACTGTCTCAGGCAGTGTCTGGGAAGCAAGAACCGAAAGGGAGTCAACTGCTTTAGCCGTAGTGATCGAATCACCGTTAGGCATGTAGTTTAGGTCCCAGTCCTCAATCCATCCCTTGAACTGCGTGACGCCTTCTGAGGTGATGATAATTTCACGACGAGGCACGATGTTGCCGTAGTAAGGGGACTCGGTGTAAAGCGGATCGAATGCTCGGTCGTGGTTGTTGAACTCTACGGTTGCAGCACCAGATGTGTAGTTAGCAAAGTCACGAGGACGGCCACGGCCGATGCTAATCTTGCGAACGCTTGCAGTGACGTTGATGAAGATAGTTCCAGCAAGGACGTAGTCTGGTCCGTCGAGGATTCCTCTTACTGGGTCATCAAGGACGGCGAACGGGCCTACGCCTGTTTCGGTTAGGTCGAATCCTACGAATACCTGTGGGTTAGGCAGTGACATTATGCAAGCCCTGAGATGAGGAAGGTGCCGACCGAACCGTTGTTACGTTCAAAGCTCTTCAGCTCCTCTACAAATGCCTGTCCTGCCTGGACTCCGCCAGAGATAGTGTTAGCGTTCACGGTTACATCGTAGTTGTTGACGACCTGAGTTCCACCAGCAGCCCTTGCTGCAACCTGTAGCTCGTCTACCGACATGCCTGACCGAATTCCACCAAGGTCAATCTGACGACCCGCCAAAATGTCTTTTTCAAGCCCTCGGTAAATGTCAAGGATGTCTTCCGTGCGGATCTGCTCAAAGACGCTGATGTTCTTGTTATCAAGCCAAGCCTGTGCTTTGCCAATCAAGCTGTTGATTTTTGCAAGATTGTCGATGTTGTTTTTAGCATTTACAGAAGCTGTCTCCGCTGCCTGCACTGGAGCCTGTACAGCAACCTTGATACTGGCGGCAAAAGCGGTGTTGAAGGCAGCCGCCATCGTGCGGGCCAGTGTCTCTAGCTCTGTCTGCTTGGACTGAATTCCAGCAAGCAAACCGTTGGCTAGGTCGATGCCAGTTCCGTAGAGAGTTGTAGCAACCTCTTCGCCTAGCTCCTTGCCAAGAGAGTCAATCTCGTTGAACAGCCCGTTGATTTCACTGATTGTTCCAGCGCCACCGTCTACAAGAGCCTGAGCGGTCTCTCCACCAGCCTCTACACCCGCTTCTACGAGCTGAGCAAACAGCTTAGGGTCTAGTCCTAGTTGACGTAGTGAACGCAGGTTGTCAGCGAACGTACGGGCTTTGGTTGCCATGTCACGGAAGCCAGTAAGAACTGCATCGCTCTTGCTAACCACGCTGTTTACGGTTTCTTCGTACTCACGTGTGACGGTTACGCCAAACTCACGCAAGGTCTTGCCTAGCTTGGTAACGCTCTTAGTGGTCTCGGTGACAATGCGCTTTTCAGCTGATCCTTCAACACGGTCCATCATTCCGACAAGGCTTAGCCCAGCGGTAAATGCCGAACGGTATTCTGAGATTAGAGACTCAGCAAGAACGTAACGGTTTGCCAGCTCGTCACGCTGAGCACTAATCTTGCGCAGGGCAGCTTCTTCGGTCTTGACCCACTTGTCAAGAACTGCAAAGTCCTTTGCTAGGATAGTTCCTGCGGTTAGACCTCTATCTAGCTCATCGTAGATGTTGGCAAAGGTGCTGACAATCTGGTCTTCAAACTGACCGAGTTCTGCTTCAAAGGTAGGCAGGATGTCAAGCTTGGCAATAGCGCCTATCGACTTTTTGAACTCTTCAGCAGCCTCAGTTGCTTCGTTGAACTTCTTTACAAGACCATCGACGATTTCTTGGGCAACGGCCATTGCAGCAGCAGCTTCGTCAGCAGCTTGCTTGCGCTTCTTCTCCAGTTCGGCAATGCCAGCCTTGGTTCTATTGAAGTCAGCCTGTAGCTTCTTTAGTCCGGCTGAGCCAGAAGAAATAACACGGTTGAATACTTTTTGCCAACCTTGGCCACCTAGGATGTCCTCGATAAGACCTTCTGAAAGGCCTAGGCCCTCTAGCTTTATGCGAGCTTTATTCTGAGCAACCTCGTCAGCAATCTTGTCAAAGAACTCTTTTACGTAGTTCTTGATGGCCTTGTCGCCGCTACCGTCGTCATCGTCACTTTCGTCGATGACCACTTTAGGAACTAGCCCCTGAGCCTTAGCCCACTCACCACGAGCCATCCAGGAGTTAGCCCATGCTCTGTTGCCCTTCTTGAGGGCATTTTCCTGCATTCTAAGCTCTTCGTTGACCTTCTTAGCTGCCAGCTCTTGAGCCACGAATGCATCACGGACAGCAATCTGCCCAGTAATCATGCCACCCCAGTCAGTGCCAAAGAATGTAGCCCAGTCCCCAGTAACAAATGCGTGGACCATTTCACCCATGGTTTTGAATCCAATGATGGTGATGTCAATAAATCGAATAATGTCGGCAATCATGTCCGAGGCAAAGCCAACAGCCGCAGCTAATACGTTGAATACATCCTCAACACCAATGGCTCTACCGAAGATTGTGTAAAGCAAAGACTCAAAGTTAGCGCCAATAGCGGCAAAAGATTCACCCAGCTCCGTTGTCGGGTTGAGCAAGTCATCAAGCAAGTCCATGCTTCGTGTAAGCACATCAACAAAAGCAAGCAATCCGTTTGCCATCATCGGGATTAGGTCTTCTGCAAGTCGCTCTACGACTGGAGCAGCAGCATCAAATGCTTCCTTGATTTGTGGCTGTAGATCCGCCATGACGTCCTGCAAGTCCATCATCACTTCAGCAATCACAGGTAGCATCGAAGTAGCTACGGTGTCACGCACGTTTTCAAAGGCGGCTGCAAGCTTGAGTTGCTCTACCGCCAGGGTTCCTGAGCCACGCTCCATTGCACCTTGTGCGTCGGCAGCTCGCTCAAATAGAAGTTGTACACGCACTTGCTGTTCTGCTAGACGGCGCTGAGCACCTTCAAGGTTGCCCATTCCCTTGGCAGCCAGCTCCGAGTTGATTTCGGATTGCTTCATAGCAACACCGAACTTCTCAATCGGGTCGTACTCACCACGGAATAGAGCAGTCATACCCATCAGGGCTTCTTGCACGTCGTAGCCGTAGGTGATAGATAGGTCGGTTGCTAGTCCAACCAGTCTCTCAGTTAGATCTGCGGTCTCACCAATAGCAAATCCTGATTGCTTTAGAACCGAACCAATGAAGGTGACCGACTTAGCTGCATCGGTCATACCAAGACCCATGTCACCAGCGTTGCGTGAGAATTCAGTCATGCGAGGAGCAAGCTCTTCAAAGACTGTCTTTACACCAAGCAAGTTACGCTCTAGGTCACGAGCACCAGAGATTGCCTGCATAGCAAAGTCAGCGGTCTTGATGCCAGCTGCAAAGGCTGCAAAACCTATACCAGCTAGGCCAGCGGTCTTACCTACGCCCTGGATGCCTTTTGTAAGCATGCCAAGCTGCTTCTGAGTGTTGGCTAGTCCCTGTAGCGCAACCGTTACCGGAACATTGACTTTACCTGCCATTATTTACTCCTAAGCAAAGCATTTACTTTTAGGTTCACTTCTGAAATCTTCTTGTCTACTTTGGCTCTTGCTTCTGGCAATGCCTTTTCAGCGGCTGGCCAAATAATTCTTGAAGCTCGCATCTGAAGGCTGCCAGTGGCACTAGCAAGTCCTTTAGCAAAGGCCAGTGGAGTTACCTTGTGCTTACGCTTACCAGGAACCTTCACGCCGTTGATGGTGTACATGTAATCGTACAGCGGGGTGTTTCCCTTGCGCCCAGCAATGTAGTTCTTCCTGCCAGCCATGTCAAACAATACTGTCGCTGGTGATCCGACCTGAAGACGTGCAATGGAATACGTTTGAAAACTACGGGCCTTCTTGCTACGAGTGCTGGGGGCCTGTACTAGGACAGACTTGGCAGGCTTTGACCCTTTGCCAAATCGTGAACCCCAGGCTAGTCGACCAAAGTGCACTTGACGCATCTGAGATAGAGGTGGCTTGGCCTTGCTGGGAATGGCCTTGCGAATGGAAGTCTGCACTGGCTTAGCAATGTTCTTGAAGTCCTTGCGGAGCTCTTTTACATAGTCCTTGTCCAACTTGTTCAAGACTTTCATAATCTCGTTCCAGTTGCTGATTTCAAGACGGACTCCAGCAGATCCACCAACGTTCTGTGGAGTCACACGAGTCATAGTGACTATTGCTTGTGGAATGCTCACACCGACCGCCTATCTATCCATACAAGTTTACCCGCAAATAGAAAGACCGCCCCGAAGGGCGGCCTCCTACTGCCTTGGCAAGTTTCTAGCAATAAGCCATCTTTGCATGGTCCAGAGCATACGCTCCGATTCCTGCATCAAGACGCTAGGTGCTATACCCGTCTCTATCGCTAGTCCAGCAATGAACCAGTGAGCAGACGAATCACCTAGCCCTTGGATTTTGGGTCGTCACCAGAATCTCCAACAGAGACTACTGACTCCAACCACTTATCAAATGACTCGGTTGTTGCTTTGGTGCGAAGCTCTGAGTTGTAAGTCAAGAACAGCAAGTAGCTGAGCTTGGTCTCCGACCCTAGAACGCCGATTGACACGTTGTACTTATCCTCGAAAGCTACGAAGTCAGCTGCGTTGCAGGTGACATCCTTAGTTGTTCCGTTTTCGTAAGTTACTTGTAGGTTTAGTTTCACTTAGTTTCCTTAGACTGCTGCGGTTGCGTACGCTACTGGACCAGAGGTAGGGAACGACACTGTGAAAGTGCTGAGGTCGCCTACTGCGCCAGCGACCGGAGTAAAGGAATTTACAAGAACGGTTGCGGTATAGCGAGGTGTGGTAGCGGAAGGTGCGGTTCCGTTAGCTGCAATTAGCGTTACGGTTCCGATTGTTCCCACTAGGTTCTGGAACAGAGTCGAGACTGCACCAGCGCCGAAGTCAGAGTGGAAGTCGAGGGAAACGGTACCGGACTTTAGTCCACCAATTACCTCTGTCCAGCCAGCTGACCCAAAGTCAGTGGTTTCTACCTCAGCGGCGTTTGTCACCAACTCTGCACGGGCGCAGGAGCTGGAGATGTCTTGACCGTTCAAAGTCACCTGAGTTCCGGTGACGACGAATTTTGCCATTATGTTTTCTCCTTATGCATAGACGGTGACTGTAAATTCAGCCGCCAGATAGGTTTGATCGTTTAGGGTTATAGAGCCAATCGAACTGCTTGTTTCTACCCGAAGGTCATAAACAACGCCCGACAGACTCCTGTTTGATTCTACACCAGCCTTGACTGAGTATGTCCCAGTCGGTTGGCAGTAGAGATCAAGTTTTCTTTGTTGCTCTCGCTCAGCCGCACGGCCTACGATAACGGTGATTGTGAAGTTGTAAATAGTCAAGCCATTCTGCATGGCGTTGTCATAGTCGATGCTCTCTAGGTTCACTAGGGCAATCGGTGGAGTTGGGTTGTCGATTAGTTCACCAGAGGCACGAAGCCCTGGAACAGTCATCAGGTTTGTGGCAAGTCCCGCACGGATGTCGGCAATGTCTGCCACTATGCCATCCTCAGCTTCTTGAACGGAGCAATTAGCCCGTCGATGTCTGGGTCGATGCGACTGACACGGATGACGCCGATGTCACCGATGCCAGCAACTCCAAGTGGGCTGTCCATGCGCTTGAATAGCCTTGAGGCCAAAAGCACGGTTGCAAACTTGATGGCAGTTGGAATAGCTGACCAACCGAATGTACCTACTACCTCGACAGTAGCCTCTCCGCCGTAAACAGGGAAGAGGTAGTCGTCGACAGCACGAATGAGAGTAGTAGGGCTAGGGATGCCACCAGCCAAGCTGTTCAAAGGCTCAAGCTGGTAGTAAACCGAGGACCAAGTGCGGTCAAATACGCCGTCGCCGTCAGTAGAAGTCTTGATAGTTGTAAAGCTGACTAAATCGTCAATTTCACATGTGTAAGAGTCCCTAGGGGCAAACTTGCGAGTCTGGTTGGCGGTTGAATAAAACACTCGCTCGCAGTGGTCGTCAATCTGGCGTGAAGCCGTCTCAACCGAAAGTTCCAACAGAGCATCGTCAATCGTGTCTGCCGAAGGAATGCGTAGGGCAGCCTTTACATCGGCTAGGGTGCAGTATCCGTTGGTGATTGCCATGTAATTAGTTTACCGCCATGCGTCGCTTGAGTTCTGTAGTGCTTATGCCCTTTGTGTAAGGAATGTACATCAGGGAGATGTCGTACTCGTCCAGCCAATCCTGACCGAATCCCATTTGCTTGTAGTAGTCCTTACGGGCCCAATCAGAACCGATGGCAATAATGTCAGGGGCAACATCTAAAATAGTCTGCCTGCTATCAGCACCATTCATGTTTGGAACAATGTTGGTTACGCTCCAGAACTCTGATAGAACCGCAAGGCGCTCGTCGTAAGACATGACCGGAGGCTTGCCCTTGTAGCTGGCTATAAACTCATCGGTATTCAGCGCAACGGTCACAGTCCCGATCTCTGCACAACGCCGAAGAAAATTCACATGGCCTGAATGAATCAGGTCGAACGTCCCTCCCGTATAAACCTTTAGTCCCATCTGTTGTCCCTTCTGACCTTGAGTGACCATCCTGTTGTGGAGAGGTCGTGGGCGGATACTTTGTTTGCAAAAAGACTTTGATTGCGTGAAAAGGTAACATTGTTTCTCTCGTTGAAGCCTGAGTTGAGTGTTGAAGAGTTGTCGTGGTGCACTATTGCGTCAATCGTATTGAACTTTACCCCAAGCTCTTTCATACGCCACTCGTACTCGTCATCGTCGAAGTAAATCGGGTGGAAAGCTTCGTCCCAGAGCCCTGCCTTCATTATGGCCCCCTCTCCAGGAACGACGCAGCTCCACTTGGGGTTTATGGCTAGGAAGTTGAAAGCCTCGGTGTCAACCTGCTCAGCGATTGTCTGTAGAGCTCCTGGCTCAAAGTAAGCATCGTCATTTGGTATCACCCAATAAGGTGCGTGTGGCGTCGACTTGATTATCAGGTTCCAAGCGCCATTTGCTCCAAGCCCGTGCGGGACCTGAATCAACCATAAGTTATCTACGTGCTTACTTAAGGTTGGCTCGAAAGCTTTAGTACCTGAGTTATCCACAATGACTAGGTGTTGCACCGGATAGTCGATTGAGTCAATCAACCGTTGCGCCATGTCAAATCGGGTAAGCGTAGCGAACCCTAGGACGGGAATCACTGGAACAGCTTTTTGAGGAATGGCATCCAGTAGTTCTGCCAGACGGTCTCTACGTCAAACTGCTTCGCAAACTCTACGGCCTGATCGGAGTGACCACGTTTGTGGTAAGCCTCCTCTAGCGCCTTGATAATGCCGTTGAGCGATGGAATCTGGAAGAAGGAAGCCTGAGCCTCGTCCCAGAACGGCTGTCCGTCAATCTTCCAGCTATCTTCAGACGCTAGGTCCATCGAGGCAGCAAAGTTGCTAGTGATAACTCGTGTGCCACAAGCTTGAGCTTCGATTGTAGGGATACCAAAGCCTTCGCCGTATGAAGTGCTTAGCAAGACGTCAAAAGCCGTGTAGAAGCCAGCCATGTCTTGCTGTGAGTACCCTAAGCGTGACAGCATCGGGTCAGGGATGATGACGTTTTCTTTAGGGATTCCAACCATCGCAAGTAGCACGGCCAAATCGAATCCACCGTAAGCCTTGGTTGGCTCTGAGTGAATGTATAGATAGCTGTCTGGATACTTCTTTAGGTGTAGCGAGAAGGCCAGTAGATTCTCGGCGTAAGCCTTCCTGTGAATCTGTCCGTTGGCTTTGTTGGCTGCCACCATGCCTACTAGGAAGTCAGTGTCCTTGAGTCCCATGTACTCACGGGTTGGCTTGCCTTGCACGGTCTTAGACGGCTTGTAAATCTTGGTATCGACTCCATGCGGGATGTATACATTGTCTATACCGACGCTATCCAGCTGGCGTTTCCCAAACGGAGACATTGTGACTGGAATAACGTTGTCCTTGACCAAGAACTCACGAACGCCTGGTGGAAGAGTGATGTGATCTAGCGGAACCCAAGAGACGATAGGTCCGTCGTATTTCATTTGGTTGTAAACCCACACGTCGTACAAAGTGAACAAGACGTGCTTTAGGTCAGGGTGTTGAGACGAAAAGTCCTGCGCCCAAGCGGGCATAACATCTGTCGAGTATTGAGATAGTCCGGTCGGATAGTGCGGGACCTTCTTGCCACCAATGACAAGTTCGGACTTTACGCCCTGAAGACCGTAGTTACTTTGAGCAGCAAACTTGATGCCGTGACGCACAAGGCGTTCCGCAAGAAGTAATGCTTGTTGTCCGTAGCCCGTAGGCATTCCAGGAGAGTTACTGGCAAGTGATACTGCACCGTTTAGCTTTTCGTAGGTTGGCATGTCATAAACATAGCAAAGCGAAACCCCCCAGCGCAACCTACAACGCTGAGGGGCCTCGGTCTATTTCAAAGACTAGCTTGCGCCGCCCTTGAAGTACTTGATGTGGCTTGCGTGAGTCAAGTCACCGTCAACACGCATCATTACACGGAACGTGGTTACGTCCTGGTTGAATGCGTAGTCAGTCGAGGTTGC